AGGTCACGTCCGTAGTTGGAAACTACGAGACGGCCATCCATCCACGCTTTATTCGAGTCGAGCGTGGAACAACGACCACCGACGGGTCTAGCTCCTTCTGGGGGACCACTTGGTTCCGAAGGAGTCTAGTCCAGGAATCCAGTTTAGAATCCTTCGTACCTGGGAGGACACGAAGGACACTGAATTCCAGCCGCTGGTAGCGTTTATTCCATTTCCACTTGAAGCCAGAGAACAAGTTCATTGTCTCTGCCTCCTGGGGGAAAGGAACGACTTTACAAGGGAAAGCTGATTCAGAAGTACCATACGGGACGTACCCGTAGGTACTCTGAATTAAATCCCAAGTAAAGTCGGACGCTGCAAGATAACCCTCGTTAGCCAGATGGTTTGCGAGGGCAACGTATGCAGCGAACGCTGTACCGTCGGAAGGTTGGCCTGTCCAGAGTTTCCGGACTCGCACGGGCGTGACGCGTTCTCCTTTGAACGCATCCATACCGCACGATTCCCGGAAATACCCTGATAGACACGACTTGGATCTGTTAACTCGTAAGCCAACAGACTCAAGTGCGTCTATTGCGGTAGAAGCCCACTCTACAGGGATGATTATATCATCCCCGTAGACGTAGACCTTCCGCCCCGCTTCACTTAGTGGCGCGAGGCGAGCGAGAGACACCGCAGACACGATAACCACCCAGAACACGTAAGCTTCTACGGGAAAGCATAACGCTGACCCCATAGGAGCAAACTTTCTGAGTGGAAGAACGCTACCATCAGGTAGCGTCGTGCCTGTCGTCCGGATGGCCTCTAATGCTCTGAGTAAGAAAGGAGTGCGTCGAAACACTCCTTTAACCAGAGCAAGAGAGACCCGATCCGACGCCGACTCGAGATCCAGAGTAGCAAACTCACCACTACTCGAAGAGTGGAGAGCCAGCTCCTGATTGATCTCTTGCCGAGTAAAGTTGATGCGCCTTGGAGGAAGTGGATCGCCGTAAGGCGAACCCCTTTCCAACCAAGCCATGAACTTTCGCCCCAATCCTTGCTGAATCCACTGGTATTCCAGCGGTTCTGCACTGATGAGGCGCGGACCTCGGGAATCTTTTGGAACAAGTACAACCTTTGCAATGCCACTTTCGTGGCGTTGTAAAGACTTGTACCAATCCAAACGATCGGCGATCTCGCGCCCCTTACCAACGATGTAGTAATCGTAGTAAGGGTACACCTGGTGAATCGCAGAGTATTTGCGGGTGAAAACCCACTTATCCTCAAGCTTTTCACCAGTCGCCACTGCTCCTGGACCATGTCGCGGCAAGATGTCTTTGTGGTCGAAACCATCAAAGACAACGCCAGTGATACGGGAACACAGATCCAGCAAAGGATCAGTGTCCTGGATATCAAGGCACTCAAGTTCTTTCTCCGTTTCCACGAACGCATCTACGACGGTGCGTTCTGACGACTCGGAGTACGGAACTTCGAGCTTGTACGCGAAGAACAGCACCTGCCTCAAGTGCTTCACTGCACCGGCCGGCGCTGTCTCCAGAAGCAGACCAGTATCAGGGTCAAAGAGGGCCTTGAAGTACTCCTGCATGAAAGCGGGAATACTCCCCTTCTTAGATCGTGAGCCGCAAGCGGCGAACTCTCTAGGAAGGGCGAAGGTACCTCTCACCAACGCATGATCAAGAGCCTTCCCAAGCTTGGGAAGACTTTTGGTCAGGAAGGAGAATCCTTCAGCGTTAACTCGAGACTTCATTGTCTCGATATCGCGCTGAATGGATTTTGACCGAGATAGGCCGAGCGGGTCACAACAGACCAGCTGTGAGTGGAGGTTGACATACAAGTCAACAAGGCTCTTCGGGAGGACCGTATTACGCATACGGAGACTCCTTCCTTGGCCCCACCTCCACTTTCGCACCCCGACTGTTGGGAGGAGATGACGCGGGCTGACTCAGGAAGAGACAGCTTTAAGCCTCTCCTCGCAACAGAGCATCGATGTTCGCCGAAGTCGCCAGAGTAGCGATTGCCCCGTCCGTGAAGAAATCAAGGACGTTGGTAATCGCATCTTTGACGATGGTAGGAGTAACAGCCGTATTCCGGGGAACGGCAACTGTGAAGTTGACCGTAAGAACCACGGAACGGCCATTAGCGTCGACGACAGTTCGTGCGAGCTGCACGAGATGCCGATCGATGGCGTCGCTTCCCTTGCCCTGAAGAGAATGTCGTATAGACAGAATCCCAGGGGCAACGAGAGTTGTCGCTTGATCGATGTAGCTGCTGCCATTTGCGTCGCTTGACCGGCGAACGTAAGTGACATCAGCACCCGACGCAGCATCGAGAACTAGGGTGTTCGCGAAAGCCATGGTGAGACTCCTCCACGTACGTAGCGCGGACCCCCAACAACATTGTTGGGACCCCACGGTCCGTAACAGCTACATGCGCGCCCCGAGGAGCGCCGCGGCAAGCAGCTGCTGCCGAGTATCCAGCGAAGTGCTCGTGAGAACACTCGCTGGTACAGGCATTCCAACATTCCGTTCATAGCGTTTGATGCGTCCAGATCCTATGCGGACTTCCGAACCCACACTTAGTGGGTACGGCGCATAAGGACTTGGACACCTCTGAAAGAGGTCGAACGCAACCTCAGTTGTGAAACTGTGGTTGTGATGCCATGTCTTCCACTCCCCGGGAAAGGGATTGAAAGACACCTCTTTCGTTCGGGACCCGACGCTGGTGAACCAATCTGCAACGAAGGAGTAGGGAATCGCTTCCCAAACAACTCCGGCGGGATTGGTCAAACCAAGGGCCCCTACAAACGCACGGATCTCCCCATCGAGGCCTGCAAGGTCCTGGAGATGGTGTTCAAACCAACATCCAGCCCTAGCAATGCCTCGAAACTCGGTACGCCTGGCTACGATTTGGTCCGAAAACCCACCGTAGCCAAAAGGAGCAACTTCGACTTCAGCGGGACCTTCAAGTGTAAGGTCCATACTGCAGCCGAGTCTGAGAGGCTTTCCAAAAGTGTCGCGAAGCCACTTAAGGCGTGCGCGAACATTCTTGGAAAGATCTCTTAGAGCTATCAAATCACCAATGAAGGGTTTCCACCCGAATTGGTAATTTAGATAGCCTCCAGCGACCGTTTTCGCAAGCGAGTCCTCGATCTTCGGCAGCAATGCCGAAAGTTCGCGGGCTTCCCATAAGAAGTTAGCGATGCTAACCTCTTGCGGGACTTGTTCGTTAAAGCTTTCCCAAGCTTTAACGCCAAGTGCGTTGCGTTGGGTAGAGCCAATTGACGGAACTAGCCCCCACAGTGCGGTCTCTGAAATCGGTTGGAAGATGTCACGCGAAACCTCGCGTGAACCGTCCGCAGGATTCCAGAGATCTACTCTTGAGCGTCTCTCAAGAGCGATCGAGATCCTTAAACAAGGATTAGGATTAGGACCGCCAACACCACCCGGAAGGGTGGAGCGGCCTAACCTTACGTCCTTGCCAGTCTTGTATATATCACGAAACCAATCGTGATACGTCCAAGACCATCCTAAGAGATCACCATCCCAGTATATCTGAGTTCCCGCAGCATTGCGGGAAGTCAGGTGACCTGGGATGCTCTTAAGATCGGATCGAGATCGAACACGTAACGTGGTGGGCACGTTGGAACCTCCGGTTGTGACCTGGAACTTCCAGGCCTACTCGGAGAGGAGGGACCTCGTTG